TTTTCTAAATTTAGAATGGTTTCAAACTTCTATTTAGTAGATGTAGTATTTAGTCAAAAAGGCGTTGGTTATACAACTCCTGAAGTAGCTAATTTAATTGCAAATCATAATCCAAATAGCTTTTTATTTGAATCAAATAAAGAGGGTAAATCTTATGCAATAGAAGTTGGTGCATTAATTAAAGATAAGTGTTATACAACTATTGATTGGAAACATCAACAAACTAATAAAGAAACTAGAATAATGAATTCTGCTCCAAGAATTAAAAAATACATATATTTCAGGAATGATTATAAACCTGGTTCAGATTATGCTAAGTTTATGGAAGTTTTAACAGAAATGATAAGACTTCAAAAAAATAAACTTGATGATCCTGGTGATGTATTATCAATGGCGGCAGACAGTATATTTGATATGTCAACAACATTTTTCGATGTTTTAGACACATCAGAAAAGGCAATTGAACAAAAACCAATGCAGGTTTTAAAAATTGAAGAAAAACAATATACTATTTATAACTCAATTAAGCATCGTAAAAGTGTAGCAGTATTAAGATTAGAATATAATGACTATTTAAGAGATTATATGTTAACATTAAGAAATACATTTGAGCATGACTCAGAATCATTAAGATATTTAAATGAAGAAATTGATAGACTTGATCTTAAATTTTATGGATATCGTAAAGATGCTTAAAATTATAAATTGTATATTTTATATTAAGCTGTGGAGGATTAATGCGCTTTATAGAAATGTTTAAAGCAAAGCCAAAAAAAGATTCCACTATACCAATAGAAGTTGACACTAGAGTAATATCGGCTATCATTACAGAAAATCAACTGTCTAAAGAATATTTAGATAAAACTGATACACCATCCTTATTGGGTGCAAATAAGCACGTTGTTTATATTGCTATTAATAAAAATTCGACAGTAATGTCAATGAATGGGTTTAAATTAATATCTAAAAAAAGACCAAGCGCTAGATCAGTTAAATTTAGAGAGTTGGGCGTATACGAAAAAGCTGTATTAAAAACAAAACATGCGAAAGCAATTGGACAATCAGAAGATCTAGTAGAAATTACAGAGCATCCATTTTTGGATTTGATGAAACAAGTTAATCCATTAACAAGTTATTCTGAATTTTTATATGGTGATAATACATACATGGATTTACTAGGAAATTCATTTTGGTATATTGAGAAAAATCAAGTGGGAACACCTGTTGGACTTTATCTCTTGCCAGCACAAGATATGAAGATTAAACCATCAAATAAGTTATTTATTGAAAAATACATGATGAAAAATGGTGATAACCTTATTGAATTTGCGCCAGATGAAATAATCCATAGAAAGAGATTTGATCCTGCAAATCAATTCTTTGGAATGTCTCCATTAGCAGCTTGTGAATCCGTTTATAATATGCGTGAATATATGGATAGATATGAACTGCATTTATATGCTAATGATGGACGTCCAAGTGGCATAATAACTACTGATGAGAAGGTAATTGGAACTTCTGGATGGGAAGATACTAGAGAATTATTAAGAAGAGAAATGGCTGGATTAAGTAATACAGGTAAAATTGCATTACTTGATAGAGGTTTTGATTATAAAAGAATAAGTGTTAGCCCTAAAGACTTAGAAAGTTTAGAAGGAAGAAAGGCTACAGCTTCTGAAATTAGAAATGCATTTGGTCAAACTGATGCATTATACGAATCTTCAGCAAATAGATCTACAAGTGAATCTGCAGATTATGCATTTAGAAAAGATGCAGTTGCACCTAGATTAAAATTTTTAGAAGATGATATTAATAAACAATTATTACCATTGTTTGATGAAAATTTGGTTTTAGTATTTGATAACCCAGTTCCTGTTGATATAGAAAAACAAGCTAAGCAATTAAAGGAATTTGTAACAAATACAATATTAACACCAAATGAAGCTAGACATGCAATTGGTTATGGACCTCATGAATCTATATTGGCAGATGAATTATTGATTCCTGTAAATTTAGCTTCAGTTAGTCAAGCATATATGCAAAATCAAGCCAATGGTGAAGAAGGAAAAAAAGAAGATGATTAAAATAGTTAGGGATATAGATCCCGAAATTCTTAAACACTTTAATTCTTTAGAAAGCGATTCCTTATTTGTAAGAAAATTTGTAGATCCAACAACAATAAAAGATGTTTCAACAAAAACAGAAACAGGTAAATATCTTAGTACTGGGTATATAACTACATTAGATATCGATAGAGATATGGAAGTTATAATGCCAAAGGGTATTAGATGGGATGAGTATGAGAACAATAGTATAGTTTTGCATATGCATGATTACACAAAAACGCCTGTTGGAAAATGTACAAAGCTAGAGCAGGATTCTGCTGGATGGAAAGGAACTACTGAATATTTTGTTAATGATGCAAGAAATTCTCAAGGTTTTCAAAATTGGGAATATAGATCGAAAGGTTTCCCGATGGGGAGGTCTATAGGTTTTGCCCCAACAGAATATGCTATTAATTCTAAGTATGGTGAAGAATTTGAAAAGGGTTGGAAAGACGCTCTTGAAGAATGGAAAGATGAATATAAGAAAGCTTATGGTAAAAATCCAAAAGGTGAACCAAATGTAATATACACTCAATGTATAGCTTACGAATATTCAGATGTTACCGTTCCTGCAAATCCATCATGTACTGGTGAAGAGAAAGATATCGATATTGTTATTTTATCTAAAGGCCTTAATGCTGATGGAAAAATCTCTATTAATAAGTTGAAAGAGTTAAAATCAATTAAGGATGGTAATATTGAGGAAGATATGGAATTAAAAGAAATAAAAGAGTTGTTAGAAAAACAACAAGAATCAATTGATTCTTTAACTGAAAAAGTTGAAGAAGTGATTGAAGAATTAGAAATAATGGACGCTGAATTGAACCCAGAAGAACCAGAAGGTGATGATGGAATTGATCAAGAACTTAATGAAGATGAACCAGATGAAGAAGATGTATCAATTGATGATATTCAAACTTTAGTATCTGATAGTGTCGAAAACAGTGTTAAATCTGTTATGGATAATTTAAAAGAGCAATTTGCTCAAATAAAAGATAGTATGGACCGTTTAACTGGTACCATTTAATAAGGAGAATAAGAAATGGCTGATATAAAATTAACGGCTGAGAATATAGCAGAAGCTATTGCTAATGGAAATAAATCTGTAATGGAAAAAATAATCGATGAGATTGGGCCAATTACGGAAGAACTTAAGAAGCAATATGAAAGAATCGAAGATCTTGCTAAAACTCAAAACAAATTAGCTACAGCTAAAGCAGAAATTGATCAAAACAAATTCAAAAGCTTTGGTGAACAACTTTCAGAAGTAGCTCTGTCTTCAGTGAAAGGCGAGTTAACACCGAAATTGAAAGCTATACACAATCTTGATGACGCTCATTTAGGTTCATTTTTAATTCAAGATGAATTCGCAAATGATTTGAGTAAAGGCATGTTTGAAACAGGTATTTTAACTAATAAAGTTAAAACTATCGAAACTTCTAAAAACATGCTGAACATCAACTCACTTAAAGAAGCAAGCCGTGTCTCTGGTAGCAGACTCGGTGGATTAATTTCTTACTGGGAAGCTGAACAAGCTGAAGCTACAGTAACAAACGCTTCATTCAAAAGACAAACATTGACACTTGATAAGTTGATGGGCTCTTTTAAAGCTACTGAAGAAATGCTTGAAGATGCACCTTTCTTAGAAAGTTACATTAAAAGTTTATTCATGGAAGAATTTGGTTTCCAACTTGATTTAGCGATCTTGAAAGGAACTGGTTCTGGGGCACCATTAGGTATTTTAAATTCTGATTGTTTGTTAACTCAAACTAAAGATGCCGCTATCTCGGTTGATGAATTATTCGAAATGGAAAATAAGGTTCTTAAAAGAACTGGGGCTGAATGGTTTGTAAATAGAAGTGTACTTCCTGGTCTTAGAGCATTGAAAGTTAACATTAACTTCTATGCTTTTACGGGTCAAGGACTTCATGGATTGCCTACAGATCAACTGTTAGGTAAAGTGCTTACTGAAGTTGAACAACTCCCAGTAAATAGTGCTACTGCAAATTCAATCTTGCTTGCAAATATGGATGAATATACAATATTCAAAAAAGCTGGCGGTGTAAAAACTGCAAGTTCTATCCACGTTAACTTCTTACAGGAAATCAATACATTTAGATTCTCTTTAAGAGTAACTGGTAGACCTAATTATGATGAAGTTATCACATTAGCTGATGGTACTACTCAAGTATCACCTTTTGTAACAACTGTATAAATAATTAGAAAAATTTAAATTTTAGCAGAAAATTGAAATATATTTTCTGCTATAAATAAAATAGGAGAACCAATATAATGGTAAATAAATTACATTATGACGTAAAATTTCAAGAACTTATTCCACAAGGAACAGTTCTTACAGCCGGAGTGGATTCTGGAAATTCAAATGC